CGATTTTATATTACGCGAGAGAAAACCTGAATTTAATAAACTCTATTTAAACTGGAATTCGCGACAAACATCTGTTATATGATGCATCTGGGAAGAATTACAAAGAAACCCAGAAATGACCCCGAGAGGACATTTGTCTTAAAATTTTGAAATTTTGAATAAATTTTGTTTGTTTTAAATCCTCTTAGAATTTCGCGAGCCACCGCTCGTCCATCTCCTCGAAGTCCTCTTTTAGTAGGTGGATTCGCAATTCCTCGTTCGTCCGGCCTCGCAGCGCCTGTAAAGCGTTGTTAACTCTGTCTACTGTCTTCTGATAATATAACCTTCCATGGTGGTAAGCAAATCTCTGGACATCAGCGAGATTTCCCATTAGGGCGTCCTCGGGCCGCAGCGTCTTTCGGATCCAGTTGGCTAGTTCCTCAATAGTCTGTTGCTCGATTGGCGCCCTAATACGATCCGGAAACTCTGGGTGAGGAGAAAACATTCGTTTGAGGAATGTCGCCTCATCAGCCAGAGCCATCGTATCTGGGATATCTCCCCCTCTCTTCATGGCGTCCGTGTAAACGATCCCGTGTTTGGCGAAGTAACTCCGTAGTGTATTGAAGTTGAACCAGGCCTGAATCCTTTCCGCGGGCGCCACCAAGTGATCGTCTCCGTATAGCGAAAGTTCCATATCTTCTGGCCCGTCTTCACATCCCTTTGGTCTTAGGGAGTAGAAGGCAGTCAGAAGATACAGAAAGTTGTTAGCGCAGTTAAAATCCGCAGTAATCGCCATTCCAGAGGGAAGTCCTTGATCTTTGTATACCACCGTATTGCCGTATATTGTATACGTTCTGATAACATCCATGATTAAGATCTGGCGCGCAATGTCGTCTAATGGGGAATAGTCCTCGCTTCCGTGAACTCTGTACCACGCATTGATCCCTTCAACTGCTCGCATCATCACGTCAGGGTCTAACCTTCCGTCCCATTCCTTGTAGTCTCCAGCGATGACTCTCCCGTTGTAGCGGTTAAGCCTCCTGTAAAGAGCACTCCAGTCTGGACTCTCAGGGTCGATCCCGACGGCGGCATACCCGGAGGTACACGCGGCGTTCATTGTTGCCACCCAATGGCCAAAGTACTTGCGCACCATCAGCGTATTGGGCAACGACATGCAGTCAAAAAGTCTGGTTGCACCGTTGGTAATCTTTGCAAGCCCTCTTCGTTCGTCTTTCAGGTTCGAGTATGTCACCGTAAACGTTCTCTTCTTTTGGTTGAGATTGTCCTGGTACTCGTCCACATCCTTCTGTAGTTGAGGGTCGCGAATCTTGTATGTTATCTTTTCTGGGTCCTGTTCGTTGTTGGTAGCTTCAAACAGAAACCTCTTTCCTTTTGTTCCGAAGTTGGGGTTGCGGAGTCTCTTGTGGGGCCAGCCTGCTGATGTTAGCATGTTTAATCTGGTGTATCCCCAAGCAGGGACGCCGTTTATTGCCTCGCTCAAAGTGAGCTTCCTGGCTGCTCCCCCCACAGGGCGAATCATGCTCAACACGGATATGAAGAACCTGGTCGCCAACTCCAGAGCGCGTCTGTTAAACGGTTTTGTGGGAACCGCGTACTTCTTCGCTCCTTCGTTGAGGGGGGTGTAGTCGGGATCGTTACGTCGATCTTCGGAGAGCCTTGGGTCATGTTTCGATTTCACACTCGGCTGGGTGACGATGGGAAACACTCCCTGAATGGGTGAGGGTATAATGTCGGTCTTATTACACACTCTCTCTACCCACCCAGGTTTGAGTGTCGCCACGTACTGCATATTACCCTCGGGGTATACCGTGAGGGTTTTATCCAGTACGTTGTACTCGGAAAACTCCTGAGTAGGAGTCCCAAGTACTACACCGTCATACCAGTCGGGTGTGTCATCAAACAAGTTGGCTCTTAGTTCAGCTGTGGCTCGTTGTACGTTGTAGGCAACGAGCTCTTCGCTCAACGGAATGGCTGAACTCATTCCGCGGGTGTCTTTCGCGACGTGCATTCCGAATATGCTGCCGTGAGTGATGGCTCCAGTTTTCACCAGAGGTGCACCACAAAATCCTGCTTTGGCTTCGATGCCGTATGTATACGCCACAGGTAGAACGTAATCAACTTCCTGGCTCCGACCGTTGATGGTCACAGTCTCACTGTACTTCACTTTGGTCTGTTGTCTGACCTTAAAGTGGTGGAGGTAGGGGACGTTTCGGTCGTCACTCCTACGGGAAGGCATCTCAGTCGTCATTCCATCGAGCTCTTGATGTTCTTCTTCAAGCACGAAGTGCCTCTTGGACACGATGTCTTGGAACTGACCCACCTTTGCGTCCATGGCTATGATAGCCAGGTCCGGTGAGAAAGTCCCATCGAGGTTCTTGCACCTCATGATGTCGTTTGGTCCAATCCGCACTTCGAACTTCTGAGCTCGGTATGTGAACGTTACTTCTCTTTCTTCTTTCGCAAACCGCCGTGCGTAGTGCCACAGGGTCAGGACGAGATTTCCTTTCAGAGCCAAGCCCTGAATCACTTTCATCCTCCCTTCTTCCTCGTGTTCGAACAGCACCATGTTCTTCTCCAGGAAACGCTCTGACAGCGTGTCGTACTCTGCCGAGGCGTCGAGCTTTGCAGCCTTCTTCCTCAGCATTTCCTCCATTTTGTCCGCGACTTCGGGAAACCCTTCTTTGGTCATATGGGTAGTAAACTGGGTGATCGCTACATCTAGCGCATCCGACCTAGCTTTATACAACCTCATCCGAGCTAACCTAGCCGTTCGAGCATCTCCGCCCGATGGTCCGTTGTGGGCGTCCGCGTAGAAGAAATCCGCTGCTCCTGTCAATGTCACAAGCGTTTTGTTAGCCAATCCCATTGCACACATGATGGTAAGAGAGAGCAAGAAAATGTAGCATCCCAACGAAAGGAAGTTGCAGAGCAACTGTATGTTCAGGGTTGAGAAGAAAGCGCAATGCTCCTTCATCTTGGCCCAGCCAGCAGCGGTTTTGTTTTCACACCACTGGTAGGCTGCGTGGACGAAGTTACAAAACCCATTCCATCTGTTATCGTGCCACCTATCCAGCTTCTCTCGAGCGTTCTCCGGTTCCACTTCCTCATCTTGGTTGTCCGCTCGCAGAACATGGTCGTAATCAGGCAGGTCCTCCGCGCTCCCAGCGCCAAAGAAAGCCACCCAATTCTCGATACGTATGTCGACTGACCAGTTCCACACTGCAGCGACGTCCGTTCCCTCAATAAAGTGTTGCCTGATCTCGTTAGGCATGAGGTAGGACATCTCGTGCAGCATGTCATTGAACTCTCCTGGAATCATCAACATCCTGCGAGTTATGGTATCGAAGTTGAGTATACCGTCGTTCATCTTTCCGAGTATCGTTGTTGGGTTCGCTCGGATTCCTTCGGTGTAGTCGCCGTAGTACAGCACTCCTCGTCGATGGCAGATCCACATGTTGGTCGCAATCAATTCTGCCTCGAGAACTGGGTCAAACTCCGTTTCTCCAATTTCCATGCAGCACTGGCGCCATGAGTCTTCTTCGGGTTGCCCCAATTGACAAAAAGCTCCTGCACAACACGGGCACCGGCGTGCATGATCACCTCCTCTGGCGTTCTGTTC